CCATCAACTTTTTTTATCTTTTTTAACACTTCAAATTCACTCATAATAATGAAATTAAACAACCTTTTTCCAATTTCTACTCCTCTTCATCTACTTCGAATTCGTTTCGTCGTTTACGATTAATTGATGTGGCTACATCATTCCAGGTTATATTGAAAACTGATGTTGAAAATTTAGCTAATCTAAGACACTATGTTAAGGATATTATTGTGGAAATTAATGTGAATCAAGATATGGATACTCTGTTACAGTAACCACTGTGGTGCGAAAATCATTACAATTGGTTTTATTTATTATCACGATTACTTTCTAAGGATATTGATATATCTAGCAGATGACATATTGTTGACATCTTAGACCATGATGTGGTCAATATGTCAAGTAGTGAGACTTATCGCATGTTTATTGATAGGAGTGCATTTAGATTTGGTCTATCCCAAACAATGCTTACTCGTATAATTACAGAATTGCCTTTAGTGCATTTTCAGCACAATTTAGCATTAGCGTTTGAGACTTATCATTTCTAATACGTAGATGCTATAATTTATAATAGAATTATGAAAGTATTGTGTGTTTGTGACATTTAATGTGGCAGTAAACCCATGATTCATAAGGCCATTGATGATATAATGGATTTGTTGCATAGTTTGAACGCTCTGTAGGAGATAGATAATTATGCAATAAAAATAATCAAATAAGTAGTCGCAATGAGCATGCATTTAACATAGCATCATTTGTGCAAAGCTTTGTTGCGTGGTCGTGGCAATATTAGTATGCTGATCGCTTTACACGCTTTACACTCTTGTGGTCACATGGCAAATAATGACAATCTAGGAATAGCTTTATATGTGTTTGTAACTAGTAGCATCTTTAGTGAATACACACAGATTTGTTAAATACTATTGAATGGTTGGGACTTACATTGATTAAACTTCACAAGTACACTTTGAATGGCTCTGAAGTAGTTTGGTACATTGGCACAGAAAAATAAGTCATAAGTTAAGCGTCATTGACATAGCACATATGCGTCATATTTGATGTAATAATTGGAGTACAATTGAGCATTGCCATTGATTGATAGATTTTACTATGTGCTGATCAATCACCAATATTCATCTAGATATAGATCTAAAAGTATTGTTGATGTGTTAATCCGTTTACTTGTGAAACCTAGTAATAGATTTATCTTATTTCTACCTCCATATTTAGACAATTATGGTGTTGTTAGATGGTACAATGTGTTGGGTGTCTGCGTATTATATATCCATCTAAAATCATAGTTCAATATAAATTGTTGTTGATTATTATTGGATATTATACACTACGGGTAGCCTGACGAATTCAATGGTATTATAAAATCCAACATTAGTGGTGTGATTGTCACGCAATGCGTTGATATGTTATTATCGATGGGTTTCACTTAATAGTTAAAAGATAACATATTTTGGGATGAGATTATACGTCCATGGGTGTCTGCCGATTTAAGGCAAGATAGTAATATGATGTCATCCAGATATGCTAAATATGGACCAAGACTGGAGATGATATTGGATAATATTTTGTAGAAATGTTTTCAGTAGACTAATTTTGTTTGAATGAGCTTTAATGATTTGGTGAGTAATTGCATCTTGAATCACGCTTAGGGTGATGGTGCTATATAAGGTTAGAGTAATTACAGGGATAAAACTGATTATTTCTTGGCAGTTGATAAGAAGTAGTTGCTTAACAATATTGGTAATGGCATCGTTGATGAGATCCACAGCAACATGACATGTAGTTAGAAACTTGAACAATAAAAAGTATGATAGTTTGCCAATGATTCTGAAGACAGTTTCATTGTACAATGCTTTGTTTATATGCTACTGGTTGAAGGTGTTTGAAGTGTTGATGATAGTGAGATTTGCAAAAATTTTGACTCATTAAACATTAAATCATTATTGAGTGGAAACTAAATATACAAGTTTGTAACCTGTAGAGTCAATCATCTTGATAGTTACAACTACCCGCTTGACATGAGTAAATTTGACAATTCTATTTAATTATGGATGTTCCAATGTTTGAAATCGTCTATGTTGCGTTTTTATGACAAGTTAGGAAATTAGGTAGCTAATATCATTAAAGTTTGTTTCGACACCATATTGTAACACACTAGTATGACACTGTCAAATAATAGAAAATTTAAGTGTGTAGTGACTAATGGTTTAATGTCTGGCTGGAAATTAACAAGTATTTTTGGAAGTTTGTTGAATCAAAGTTTGATTTAATTAGCTTTGGAAATGTAAGAATTTGATGTTCATCAAATATCATATTTATCCGTACTAGGGGATGATATTGACATTAGTAGTTCAAGATATATAGATTTAGTCAAGTTGCAAGATGATTTGAGTTCTCTTGGCATGCAATTATCAGCCTCAAAGACAAAGTAGAGCGTATCATCATGTTGATTTAGCGAGTTTCTAAGATAATACAGTATTTCTAACGGTAGATAAAAGTTCACTGGTAAATATCCTTGTCGATAGTTAACTAGCATTATTTGGATTAAGCCATGGAATGTCAAAGCTGGTGTGGTTAATGAAGAGAGCCAAAACTCTGGTGAAGTAGAGATTATAGCGGATGTATTTCTCATAAACACTCAAGATTTGTGGAGATGATAATTTGCTAGCAAAAGTATTGATCTTGTAGTCATACTAGTTGAAATTCTAAAATGATAATTTTCATTATCAACCAAAATTGCTCGTGAGGTTATTAATTCAAGTGGTGATTATATATGGCAATGGGCTGATAAAGACGGTTTATCTTAGTATGTATAATATGATGATTGGCTAAATGTTTTTAATAAATATAACAAAATTTCCAAAGATACTAAAAGAAAGCTGATCATATATAAGAATAGTGTGATTAAATATGGGTATGTGAAGATAGATACTCAATTATGATACGCAAGTGGTGGTGAAAATATGGCAATAAGCAATAAGCTGAAAAGTTATTTAGGCCGGTTGAACAATTAGGAGTACGTTTCAAAGATGGTAGATTAATAGACCATGGGTTGATTGGGATGTTTAAACAATGAATCATTCAAAAAGTAATTGTTAGAGTATGTGCGCATGGGATCAATTAAATAATAGTAATGAGTATTAGGTAACAAAGTGGTTAGTACTAAACTTGATTTCTGAGCACATAAGTGAATGCCACTTGAAATTCAAAGTGTGCCTAAAATATTAAACAAGTTGTAGTACATTAATAATTATCAATTGAAAAGGGTGGTGGAGCAATATCATTGGATGTTCAATCCCATCATTGGTCTTGGTGTTTCCGATTACACAAGACATATGACTTATCAGTAATATTACAATTTTTGCAATGACTATGTTATTAACTTCGGTAATGACAAGGTGTAACGGTCATGGATTAAAACGTCTGGCATAATTATGAAAGTATTGACATTTGACACCTTTAAGAGTATTACGAGTAAGGATGGTCTCTCAGCCATATACAATTGATGGTATCAAGTATAGGATCACGTTTATGACAAGAGCAATTTGATATTGGCTTCACTGATTTTGGATATAGAGGAGGGAGTTTACACAGTCAACAAAAAGCTAACTAATGGTGAGTTAAGGGCAATTCTATTAGTATCTAAGTTAACATGGTGCATCTAATGACAGATGGCCTATAGCAAGGATATTAATTTTAATGCTTAATGCATCTAACCAGTCTGTTATTCGGTTGAGGGTGGTTTCTGGTAGTCTCTCGTATTGGTTTAATCAAAACCCTGCACGTTTCGACAAAAT